TGATTGATTGAAAAACTACGACGCCAATCCTTTTCGTTTAGATGATTAGTACGAATGTCAAAATAATGGGCATAATTTTTTTGTCTAGAAATTCGCATAAGTTCTTCTTTAATAGCCTTACACTGATCTAGTTCAATACGTTCATTAATTTCCCATTGAGGAAGTCCTCGATCAAAATATTTCTTTTGTCCTTCTACTTTACATTTTACAACAATATCCCATAATTTATCAACCATATACTTCCAACCGTATAAAATACCCATTTCACACATCGTGCCAATAGCGCTCTGTTCTGTACATAACACAGTATAATCACTATTCCATAGCCTTTCAACATCTGCCGCTACAATCTTCTCTGCTAAGTGATTATTTTCTTCTTCAGTCATATTAGACTTATCATTAATAGATTTGTTTTGTACAGGGCTATAAACTTCTCCTGGGATTCCTGCTTCTTTAAACTTATCATATTCTTCCTATCTAGCAAGATTTGAACCACGAGTCATAATATCCCCACCTAAATATCCAAGTGGTTGTTTTTGTTCGGACATATTAAATTCCTCCTTAATAATTTGTAATTAATACTTCAAGTGTTGGTTCATCTGTATCTCGTCTATTATATACACATTTAGAATAATCTGCATCAATATCATAAACCTAATATTTTTCAGCCCACTCCATTAATGCTCCGTTTTCTATTCCTTTATGTGCCATTACATTAGACATTGCCCATTTTAATCCTTGTTTATTGGCCTTATCTAAATAGGCATATAATTCCAAATCATCCTATAATTCCCATCGCTCTCCAATTGCGCGAGCTCCTGTATTATATTGTGCAGCAGAAATTAAATAAGGTGGGTCAGCATATAGAAAATCATTTGGATGTGTAAATGAGCTGATATCTACATCTTTAAAATTTCCAACAGTAAAATGAATGTCTTGAATTGCAGCATGTAGTGCTCTAGTATTTGCGCGCTGAGTTAAATTAAAATCAGAATGATGTTGACCAAAACTACAATTAAGCTCATTGTTAGTATTAAAACTAATCTTATTATTAAATGCAAATCGAGATATTGTAAATAAATCTAAAGGCGTATGATACTCTTTAGAAATATTATATAAATTTCGATATTCTATATATCCTTCTGCATTTGTGCGAGAAAGCTTAAATTCTTTTATTCGGTTATCTATATACGACATGACTTCATCAATGGTTTTTTCTTGAAATGCTTTATAGATATTAATAATATTTTCATTTATATCATTTGCATATTTATGTGCGGCGACAGTGTTAATAGAGACATCGGCGCCGCCACAAAATAAATCTACAAAATTATTAATATTTTTTGGAAACAATGGATGAAGCTAAGAAAGTAGTTTATATTTATTTCCAACATAGTTCATTGGACTTTTTATATATCTAATCTTATTCTTCTTCGTCATCGTCCTCATCATCCAATAGAAGACTAGAAATTGTATCTGCAAAAGTAGTATCTCTGCTCTTTGTGCCAGATACTGGTCTAGCCTTAAAATACGTATTGTAAATATAGCTTTTTACCATACAGAACATACTTGAAGAGCTATCGCGAGGATGCGTTTCAATATATTCTTTTAATCTTTTTTTATCTGCTTTTGGTAGTTTTGAAATAAAATCTTCTAGATATTCACGAGTTAAATCATTAAATTTTACTTGTTCCATAGGGGAAAACCTCCATATCTTTTTTTTAATTATATCATAGAATTTAAAAAAAGTCAAATAAAAAATGGGACAGATTTTTCAATCTGTCCCAATTGGTAACGGTCCGGCGGCAAGCGCCATATATCATAAGAGCGAAGCTAGCTCCGCTACTTGTGACCTTTCTGTTTTAAGCATCTTAACAGTACCAAATAATTTATTACCGCTCCACGCGCCAAGCATACGTTCAATACCATTATTGCTTTCAAACTTCTTTCCATCAGTTTGTAATGTGTCACCATTAATCCAGAGTTCAGATCCTTTTCCACAGCGGCTTACCAATAGTTTATATCCGCCGCCTGTAATATTTTGTCCTTCAGATACATATAAAATTACATTATCCCAACTCATACCACGAATAAAACCAAGATTTACGGCTTCAATCTATCCGGAGTCTTCAGCCATTCTTAGACCTTCTTCACCTAAAATTGAAGCAATTGGGCCGAGACCCCATTCAATCTTCTTTTGTAATGAGCCTTCAAGGAAACCAATTTCTGGAGCATCTTTAAATGGTACAAGATTACGGATAAATATAATTTTATCTTTCTTCCCTTTCTAGACTAAATCCCAAGCATGTAAGAACATGAGGAAATCTTTACCACTGCCAGGTACTCCAGTAAGTAATTTTACTGGAACATTTGGATTTTGTAAGAGGTCAAACGCCATCTTCTACTCAATATTAAGTGGTTTAATAGTCTATTCAAGATATTCACTTTTAATCTCTTTATATTTTAATGGACGATAGCTAGAGCCAGTCCATGTTAAAATATCTTTTAATTCTTTTCCTTCAAAAATTTCAGCATATTCATTTATTTTACATTTTAACGTGTTCATCTATGGATCAGCATATAATAATGCCATTTCTTGCTCATTAGGATAATATTTACCCCAACCAGCCCAGTCGTCTTCATGCTTAAAGGCTAATTCTTCACTCATTGGATATAGGGCTTCTAAATGCGGCAATTCACATGCGAATAGATATTGTAAAGCATCACTTGTCATAAAAAGAACAGTTATATCATGTTCTTTCCCATATAATTCTGCTTCACATAAAATGCGGTGATCATTGATATCATTCAGGAAAGGATAAGATTTAAGAAGCTTATCGACTTTCTTTTGATCAGTTTTTACAACTTCAAAATTACAATCTGTAAGAATGTGTCGAACAGCTTCTCGTGCTTGATATTTAACTTTATCTGTGTAGTTAGTACTGTTTTTAATATGTTCTAATTCATTAATTGTTAAAGGACTAATTGCAAGTTCAGCCTATGGATCAAGTAATCCTGGCTGATGTAGTAGTGCAGAAGTATCACACCATCTTGTAACCATTATTCATCAACTCCGATGATTTTATCAATTAGGTTCTTTTCCTTCATTTCTTCAGCAAATAAGAACCATTGCTTGCGTGCATGTGTATCATATTCTTCTGCTGTTAAATCAGTGTTATCAATAAAGAATTGTCTAATCATTTGGTCAATTTCATTATTAAAAGCCATGATATCATTAGCAGTCTTTGCTTCTGCGGCCGCGAGTGCAACATAGCCATCGTGAATTAAAACATAGGAACATGGATAACACATACGAATTACATTTTCATTTTTACCGCCTGCGGCTAATAATACAGTAGCCATAGAACAAGCATATCCTAATACTATTATATTTAATGGTTTAGAATACTATGAAATATAATACGCGAGGAAGAAACCATCAGATACGGAACCACCGCTACTATTTAATATTAAAGTAACAGGTTCCATAGAGTCATCTTCTTCAAAAGATTTTAAAGGTAAATATACATACTCTACAATATGTTCAGAAATATCATCATTTAAAATTATAGTTCTGTGATGAAATAACTGTTCATAATACTAATACATTATTGGACTTAGTTCTGTAGAGTTAAGTTTTTCATAGATACCAGAAAGTAGTTCTTCTAATTCCATAAGAACCTCCTTCAGCGCAAATGCGCTTAATCAAATATTTTTGCTAAAGTGCAATCTTCCTTAGTAATGTCGCCTTCTCTAATTCGTTTAAGAAGCGGATGGCGAATAGAGATACCATTGCCTTCAGAATCTGCTTTAGCAGATGAAACCATCATGCCGCCAATAGTTACAGGACATCCAATCCATCTATTGGGATTATCGCGCAATTCAGTTTTAAATTCCTCTGTCAAGCCAGATACTTTACATAATGGAATTTCATTTCCATTTCTATCTAAAACGCTAACTTGGATCGCGGCGGGCCAGTTATTAAAATAATTTTTTGTGACTGGAATATATGCGCCGCCAAGCTGATATTCTCCAAAATAAGAACCCTCAACTTTTTCTCCAGTGCGATGATTTTCCCATAATTGCCATGTTCCGATATCTTTACCATTATAAAGTTTTTCACCGGGCACAATTCCAGTAATAAACGCATCTATCTCGGAACTAATTTCCTGTTTTACTTTTACCGTATCCCAGGCATGTGGACCACGCTTCCCTGGCTCATAAGTAGAAGTCTTTCTGTAGCAGACAGCGCCTTCGCCGCCTGCTGCGAAGATTTCACCCATCTTATCAAAAAATTTTTCATCCATTTCATAGTACGTCACCCCCTCCACTAAAGGTGAGTTAATACGACGTACTACTTCTGGAATATAATTAATACGCTCGATAAAAGGAGCACTCATCATATCCATTCCATCTAGCGCGAGTATATCAAATATACGCCAACGAAGTGGATTTTCTTTTTGACGCGAAAGTGCTTTTGCTGGAAGACATCTTAAAACTGATCCAACATCTTTATCAATTGCTCCGGGAAGATATACTTCTCCAAGGATTACTGTTGTATTATTAAATACTCTTAGAATATCTTCCCAAAATAATACTTTATCTTGAATTTCACCATATGTTTTTGTTACAGTGGAAATACCACGAGTTTGTAGAGCTTGACGCTCTGGTGTAATAACGGCGCGAGACCAATTACCGTCAGTCTTAAGGCCAAATATATATTCGCCGCTATCAATCATTTGTTCTAATTTTTGGCGCCGCACATCGGGATTCATACTTGCCGGCGGTGCGAAGTATTTCATTGGCTCACTAGTAAAATAATCTATCATTCTATAACTCCTAAATCTTTTAGAACTGTAATTGCACTTTCTCGTAATGTGTCTAAGCCTTCATCATTATGAATTACATAATCAAAGGCAAAACAATCTAGAGAAGTTTCACTTGGATGATTACGTTGTTCTTCGGTTAGAGTGGGATTAATCCATTCAGAACCATCTGCATTTTTACGCTCAATGCGCACTGCTACACAGTTTTGTAGTTCTTGAAGTGGAATATCTACTTCATTTGGAAAACGGGTATCTGGGACTAATGCAATATCGAAATCATTATATGGCTCCATGGCTTGTAGGAAGCCTACAACAATACCGACCCAATAGTTCGGATGTTTTGCACGTACAACATCAGTGCCAATATGCTGAAGCAAAGTACGTCCAACTTCATCCTTTTTTCCATCCCAATTAAAATAATCACGTAAAATCCATTTTACAGCATCGCCATATTTAATAATAAGAACTTTCTTTCCATGCTTTTCAAGTTCTTCTTTCATAAATTGCGCGGTCATATCCTTCCCGCTACCTGCTTTTCCACTAATTAAAATTGTTCTGTTCATTCTTTCATCATCTCCATTTGCATTTTGAAGTAGAACTGGAGAAACTCTACTTCTTCTTCTGTTAGTGTTTCTTTTGCATATTCAGTAGCTTCATGTAAAAAATTTGCCGCGGCAACGGCATTATGTTGAAGCATCCCTAATCGCCAAGCTATACGTGCATATTCCTTTGCCTCTTCACTAACATTCTGAAAAATCTCTGTCATTTTTTATTCTCCTGCTGAAGTTTATTCAAAGCATTAAAAAAAGCCTGAACTTCTTCCTGCGTTTCTAGAGTAATTTTACGAATTGCTTTTGGTGGAAGTGATTCTTCCGCAGAAGGAAGATTAAATACATAATAGCCTTCTTCACCTTCATCTGGAATTATGCGAGTAGTAAAATGAATACCTTTTTTACTAACAATTTTAATAATAGTACATTCACTTGTATAATATTTTTCTACTTCTGCAAAATTAGGATTAATCTGTGCTACTACTCCAGCATATTCGTCTCTTGAAACTTCAAAAATACTATTATCCATTATAAATTTTCTTCTCCTTTAAAATTATCTTTTAGATTTTGAGATTCCATTTGCGCTAATCGGTCGCATTCGTTATTCCAATAATTAGAACCATGACCTTTTACTTTAGAGAATGTATACCAAAAATCATCAAAATATGGAATTATTTCTATCCATAAATCTTGATTGGCTACATCTTCTCCTTTAGAATTAACCCAACCGTTACGCTGCCAATTACTATACCATTCTTGTAAATAACAATTAATTGCATAGGCTGAGTCACTATAAATGATTACTTGTTCATTCGGATGCCGGTTCTTTTGCGCGAACTCTAAGGCATTGCGTATCGCCAATAATTCCATACGCTGATTTGTGGTCCCATATTCGCTTCCAGCAACCTCATAAATGCGTTCACCACCCCGAAGAGCAATAAAGCTCCAGCCGCCAAATGTTGCTTTTGACCCCAATTTTTTACACGAGCCATCTGTATAAATTTCAAGCTGGGATATTTGTGCTTTACTTCGTCTTTCTTTAATCAATTCATATCCTCCTTTACTTAAATATATTATAATATAATTTAAGTAAAAAGTCAATTATTTACCGGTGGTTTTTCTGACAGGGCCATAATCTAATCATGGTATACTTTTCCTTGTCCATTGCCGTTTAAGCCATCATGATAGACTTCGTAGATGCCTTTGACTTCGCGTTTCTCTGCTTCGGAAGCCCAGCCTCTCTCGTCTACTAAAATTTGCTTCCAATGATACAGTGTGTCAAAAAGTTCCATTTTTGTGCCTTCTCCTATGATTGAAAGACGACCGTTTATATGCGTTACATCTCCTTGTAGAGTATCTACTTTCGACTCAATTTCTAATATTTTGCCGTTTATTGTATTAATTGTATTGCTAACTTCTTGCAATTTCTCGTTATTTTCTTCGGCTCGATCGAGAAATTTGTCCATACGCATTAAACGCTTCTACTCTTCATCATATTTATTTTTGAAATGTTTTAGGAACTCTCCTAACTTGGACATGAGTATCACCTCCTATGGAAGAAATTATATAAATTCTAATTATATAGAATTTAATTTGTTAATTATTTAGGCATTTCAACTTTGCCTAAAGTAGCATTAATACTTTTAATAATATCTAATAATCCTGCAAGAAATAAAATCTATAATTTTACATGTTTTTTTGCCACGGTTTCTCCAGTTGTTTTCCATGCTCCATCTTTCGCAGTTTCTAAATAATTTTTAAAAGGACGGTTTGCTACAATACCTTTTTTGTCTTGTGCGCTATTTAAAATCATAACGCCGGCGCCGCGACGCATTGTACGTGGGATATTCTATATATTTGGGATAACTTCATTTTTAATTGTATTTAAAGTACGTTGTAAAACAGTGGAACCCTTAACATATACTCCATCTACTACATATAAATGTATAATTTTTTGTGCGTCTCCACCTTTAATAGCTTTAAGTATATTTTCTTTAAATTGTTCTATGATAGTTGCTTCCACGCCGCCTTCATCAAATAATGCGAATGCTACGAGAGACCCTAGATAATTTTCTAGGAGATTTTTATTTTTTTCTCCTACAACTGAACCTGGAAAACAGTTGAGTACGGCGGATTTTATCCAAGCCAAATCCTCCAGGTCAATAGCCATACCAGCAGAAGTAAATATATCTTGAATTCGAGCAAGTTGTGCATCTAAAGTTGAACCTAATGTGCCGCCCTTAAATCCTATATTATTCATATAGTCATTTGCAGATTTGACAGTTGTAGAGACATAGAAAGCATTTTTTAATGTATCTAGATATGCTTTTATAAGTTTATTTATTTCTTCGTCTGACATATCAGTGACCTTTCTTGAAGTTCTTAATCTATGTCTTAATTCTTTTGTAGCTTCTTCTAATTTACTATATGCCTTGCCTAACTCAGTATCTCTTGACTATTCATCCTATATATCAATTTTCATTGTTTCTTGTAACTTAGAATATTTTTTAAAATCATTATTTTGAGTTAATTCCTATACATTTGTATTTATCTATTTCTAAAATTCCCATAAAACTTCTTGCTATGCCTTTTCGACGTTCTCTATTGCTTTTTTTTCTAAACTCTTCTATGGATCAAATATAGTTTGATAAAATGATGTTTTATGGAATTGTTGAATTATTCCACGATGATCAATAGCAATTGCTACAGAGTCGTTTTTTCCTTTATAGCGATTCCAATCTATCATAACTTGGTTACCACTTTTTCTAAAATATAGACCAGTCATTAATTCTGAAAGCGTTGGCCCATTAATTCGTACACGTACATTTCGTAATTCTTGACTTACGTGTTTTATCAATGCATCTTCATCAATTCCAAAATTAGCTTTTCTTAAAGAAGTAATTACTTCTTCTTTTAACTTCTATGAAGCTCTCGCTTTGAGAGTGGTTAATGCTGTTTTTAAGGAAGCTGGTTGAATATTTTTAAATCCAAATGTACCATATCCTTTAATTGATTGTATTGCTTTAGCAAGGCTGTCTGAGTTTACTGATATTTTATCTCCATCAATTTCTAAGTCAATAGATATTTTTTTAGTTACCTAAAGTTTTGTAGGAGGAGCTAGATCATTAATCTCTTTACGTTTCTTTTTCCAATCTTTTATAGCATTTTCATATTTTTGTTCCCATCTTTCAACGGTTTCAATTAATGAAATCAAATCTTGCGTCCGATCAAAGGAAGAAGGAGAATGATTTTTATAATCTCGATTTGTACGCATAGCTCGGATTAGTAAAGATTTAGTATTTCTATCACGTTCGGTCTCATGTTTTGTTTCTTCTTTAACTAATGTTCGTATAGAATCAAATAATTCTATTGCATGTCTATCCGCCACTGTGTAGAGATCGTGTGCATCTTTTAATAATTTAGACTATTTACCAATTAAACCGAAAGATTCATCTAATCCTTTAATATCTAATCTTTTAGTTAAATTCAAACCATTTTTATCTATATTTTTTTCTACTTTTTTAATTAATTCATCTGAAATTTCTTTCTGTAACATGGCTGATAAATCAGAAATTCCTGTCTAAATAATAGCTTGAATCATATCTTCTTGAACAGTTGCTTCGATCCATTTAAAATTACCATCTTTAGGATAATTTCCTTGAAGCTATCCTTCAATTTTTTTAATAAATTTTTCGTCATTACTAATTTTATCTATTATTTTATCAACCCAATCAGCCATAACTCTATCAATTGCTTTAGGAACTTCGGTCTCTATTTTAGCAGCGCCCCAAAGCACATAAGGCCCTTTACCTCCTTTTCCAGAGCGTCTTGTTAATTGACCAGAACTTGCGTATTCTACTTCAAATTCCTGATATAATTCATTCATAGAATTTAAAACAATTTCATATCGTTCAGGCTCCTTTCTATTTTTATGTAATGATGCAGTTTGATTTCTACGACTTGTTAATAATTCCATAACAATAGAGTCAATTTTATTGATACGTTCTTCTTCATAATTTAGAACGGTTTTTGTATTATTTACTCCTTGTAATAAAATATTAATTAAAGTATTCATCTTATCATATTCTACATGATCTGAAGTTTCACTTTCTTTTAATAATTTTTCTAGATCATGTACTGCTTTTATTTCTTTCTTCTCTGCCGAACTAAATGTTTTTATCATATCATTATATAACTATTCTATATAGGCTTTTTCATTAGCTTCTTCGGCAGTGATTGCTTCCTCAAGAAACTTAACAATTTGATTAAATTTTTCTAAAAAATACTTATCACTTTCTTCTTGAGTCTTTTTAAGATGTAGATGAGACTAGGCATCTTGAACTGCTTCTGAGGCCACTTTTGCTGCTTTTTGAGTATTCCATGTTCCTTTGATAACATTATCTTTTTCTTGTGCTTGTGCTATATGTAATAGACTTTTAAAGTATACATAATCACATGACCATCCATCATAAAATGCTAAGTTACCAATCTCTCTAAATTCGCCTCTTATTCCAGCCATACTCTCACCTCCATAAATAAAAATAAAGCTATCAAAAGATAGCTTTCCTCTTATGATTATGTCTCAAAATTACATTTGAACACAATCAATTTTTTTTATGTCATGTTTGCGAATTTCTTCAGTATTAACATCAGTATCCTCAAAACCCTGTGCTTTCATCGTAAGCACATTGAGAACATAGGCATTTCCAGTAAAGCATGCGCCAGTATCCATATCAATTTTCGCGCCAGTCATCTCTGGGTAAAAATTGCCTACCCATTTATATGGTTGAGGGCAGACAGTTTCATCAAAATCTACATCCATATAATCGCCAAGATATGGTACAGGAGTATGGCCAAATACTGCGATACGATTTGGCGCCCATCCTACATTGAAACCGCTGCGAGTCCATACGAGCGATTCAGCATCGAACTTATCCACTGGAAGTTCATTGTATTCAGCATTAGCTGCGCGCTCAAAAGTCTGATATACGCCTGCTGCGTGGCAGAAGTCGCATACATCAGTGCTAAAAGTAAGCGGCAATTTGTCAATCTTATCAACAAATTCCATATCCATACCATCTTCTGCCCAATCAACGAGAGTAGTGAGGCCGCCATTCATAATCGCAAGCTGGATATCTTCATAGCGATAATCATAGCTGCTACACCAATAAATAGCGCTTCTAATATCTTCGCCATCGTCAATTTTAACATCGTTCTTAATCTGACGAGCGGCCTTTACAAACATATCCTCATGATTACCTTTAAGATACACAACACGAGGATTATCCAGAAGTTCTTTCATAATCTTATAACCATCTTTACCACGGTCGCAAGCATCGCCGCCGAAGATAATCATAGCTTCTGGGTCTTGTTCATTACAATAGTTCATAATAGCACGATATAAATCGTGCATACCATGAATATCAGTAAAGAAAAATACATCATGCATACGGGTCAATCCCTTCTTCTTCACACATTTCAAAGTAAATTTGTTCTGCTAAATCTTCCCAATCATCAGGATATAGGTCTGGGTCATATACATCAGTGGCGAGTTCTTGTGCGCCTTCCCATAAAATATTCTGCCGTTTATCAAAACAATCCATTTTACTTCTCCTTTCCATGCTCTTTATTCCATTCTTCAATGGCTTGTATCTGAGCATCATAATCATCTTCTCTATGTGTACCAGCCATTATGCCCCAAAGAAAAAGTACCACTGCTATTCCACCTATAATAATCCAAATCCACATATTATTACCTCATAAATTTCTATAATTCTCACCCTTTACATTAAAATTATATCATAATTTTAATAAAAGTCAAATAAAAAAAGAGGCTTATTCAGCCTCAAGTTTCCGCAGCTTACGTCGAAGTTTATTAACCAAATGTTTATTACCTTCTGCATCACGTGCGGACATAAGATTAATACGATACAGGTATTTCAATTTTAAAACTTCAGTATTCAATTCATATTCTCCTTCCATCTGGTATTATCATCCATATTTTCATAAGTAGCTGATGCAGTATAAGAAGTATCTGCACATAATTTTCCTTGCTTTAAACCATTTTCATATGCTTGATCTAGTAGTTCTACAAGTTCATCCATAGAAAGGTCATATCTTCCATGGCTATTGGGGCAAGGAAAATCATATTTAGTAATCACCATTCAATAACTCCTTTGTTTTAAATCTAATACAGCCGCCAAAGCACTCACAATTCTATCTTTTTAAACAATTAATACATCGTGCATTTGATGCTATTTCTTTCGCAGGTAAATCAATTGTTTTAATAAAATAATTACGTAATTCATCTAAATCTTTAAAATCATTAATTTTAACTTTACATAAATGTGACGTTCCAAAACATCGTATCGCTTCTAAATTCTATGTAATATCTATTACAGGAGAACATAATTTAGAAGAAGATATTATATATTTACTTAAATTATTATCTAAACACATTTCACAAAATGGAGGAAAATCACAATCAAAATTTAATTTAATATTATATTTATTTGCTAATTGTATAATTGGTAATAATTGTGATTTACGCGATAAAAAATAATTAAAACCATTATTATTTAAGCAGGTCGATAGAGGCGGTACTGTTAAAGCAACCTTTATTATTGGATGATGATATTTTTTAGCCAATTGAAAAACATATTCATAATTGGAAACATCATCATAAATATTAATGCCTAGTAAACCTAAATTATTACTATTGCTAAAATATGTATCAATATTTTTTATTAATTTCCACTATTGTTGTTCTGTAATATTAGGAATACTATTACAATTAAATGTAATTTCAAATTTAGGATTGGATAATATTTCTAAATATTTTTCTAATTCTATACCATTAGTATATAATATAACTGAAGTTATATTTTTATGTTGTTCTAATAGTGATAAAATTGTCTAAAAATCTTTATGTAATGTTGGCTCACCACCGATTAACCCTATGCGTGTATTATGACACGTAGTAAGAAAATTTAAACCTATCTAAAAATTCTCTAGTGTAATATCACTTGCACTAAATTGATTTACTAGTTCTGAAGCAAAACAATACTTACAAGTGAGATTACATCTAGAGGTTATCATTATATTAGGCATTATTCATCAACACCATGCCAACTTACATCACCATAATTAAGCGCGCCCTGATCGGGATCGGCGATCATTACCACATTAGAATAGTGCGTCAGATAAAATTTACCATTAATAAGAAGCTGCACAACATCGCTATTATCGTAATCACGCCACTGGGTAATAGCCCCTTTAACAATTTCTTGCCCATCAAGAATGATATAGGCATAAGTAAATGTTTGTACATCTGAACCACCAGTGATACGATTACCGGTCTTATGATACCCATCGCAACTTGCGAGCACCATTGTGGCAATAATAAGAATCAATGCCAAGGCAATAACTTTCTTCATTTATCCATTCCTCCATTTATAAATCATTGCAGCGACATAAATAGCAACAAGAATGACGCCAAGCAATATTTTAAATTCTCGTACAGTTAGTCCGAACATTTTTCCTCCAATAATTTGATTACATTATCATATACTAATAAAAGCCAATCGCGCTCTTGAACAATATCACAGTTCGCGCAATTACGATTACAATCGCGGCTTACGCATTCGCGTTCAATACGTAAGCCACGAATAATTTCATCTTTCGGTAGTTTCGTCATCTACCATTTCCTCCTGCGCTTCCTCGATATCTGGAGCAGCCGCTTCCTCTTTAGCAATTCCCTCAAGAATCTTGAAGCTGATGTTTTTCATCTTATATGCTTCAAACTTCGTGCGGTTCATGATACGAGCAACAACGCCCTCACGAATATGAGTCTTACCCACAGGGTCTGGACCATCATAGTACTGTTCAATCTTACGCACTACATATTCGCCAGGATTTACATCTTCTGGAATTACGAAACGCTCAAATTCAGGTACATACTTTACTGCCCACTTATCACAATAGGAATGAATCTGGTCTGGAGAAAGTTCTACGACTTCGCCATCTTCATTTACCATAGTGATACGATAGACATAGATTTCACAGCATGGATATTTATCAAACTCACGGCCGGGTTCAAGGAAACTATGAAATTCATAGTCACCTTCTTTATCACAGCCATAAGAGAAAGTAGTCACTTCACCATACATTTTACTAAATTCTTTATCTTTAATTTTAGAGTTAGCAACTTCACCCATAATAGGTGCGCCACCAGGGCCTTGAAAACCAACGATTTCGTAATAAACTACAAAACCTTTAGGAAGTTTTCCTTCGAATTTCGCGGCCATAGCATGACGGAAATCATCGCTTTCATAGAAGCCGCCATTGCGCGCACCATCAAGCACTACACGGCGGGTACCGGTAATGTAACCATACTCAAAGTAATCTTTACCATGACGACGGAATAACTTATCCCAGAAGGTGCGCTTCGTGTGAAGTAGAGGCAAATGACCAGTACGACCAGAAGTGCCGTGCATCTTCAACGTAAGCTGTACTTCATCGCCATTGTGGAACTTTTCAAGATTGTAAGCAACCTGCTCAGTATCCACGTGCTCATAGAAGGTAGGAGCGATATTAGCTTTTGCGCGCTTAATATGCTCACCCTTATAGCCGCTAGAAGGATTACGTTTAGGAATATACTTTTTACAAATCTCTTCGCCATTAAGAACAGTAATCTGATCGCCAGGCTTCAAATCAGAGATATTGCAAAACTCAGAAAGACAAGTAATGTTCAAATACAAACCGTTGGATTTTTCACCACGCAGTTTGATAGCCTTAACATTGCGCTTATCCGGGTCCATATAGCCACCAATGTTCGCGCCAGTTTCCGGGTCCTTCTTACGAACAAGGTTATTGATTTCGCAGAACTTTTCAGAAAGCTGAAGGTCGCAAGGAAAATAAACACCAATGTCTCCAACATGGGTGTCCAATCCAACAATTACATCCTCTTCAAATACACGAAGAATTTGAAGTTTGTCAGCGTTAGTATGCTGACGCAGGTCTTTTACCTGTACAACAAAGCCGCAATGCTCAGACATACGACTCACTCCTTTCTCATTACATATATATTATATCATAATTTTAATTAAAGTCAATTATTCAATTCCACAAATTACGATAGATTTTCCATCATAATAATCTTCAATTCGCTCAATATCTGCTATACCATTTATCATATAGCCGCCATTATCAATGATATCTTCTACTCTAATTTTTACAGGCGTATGGTTATCATATAATGAAAGCATCTCGCGCAATTCTCCGACTGTCATTCAAATGGCTCCAATTCTCTATGCTCAAATAGAAATCCAAATTCAGGATCATAATTTACATAGTATTTTACTTTTTGACCATTCTTTAGACCACGAACATATTGCGGCGAGCCTTCTTCGGGCCACATTTCAATAATCTCATCTAAAAGACCTCGTTCAAGTACTAAATCCCATACGCGGTCATAAAGCCAATCTTTATATTCATTACTCATTACCACAAGTCCTCCGAAAATAATTCTGTAGGTTTATATTCGCCTTCAATTTGTTTATGTTCCCATGCGTGTTTCCAGGCTTCAATTCGGTCGTAAAAGTTATCATGCTCGTCAAGAAAACCTTGCGCGATTTGCTTATAGTCAATGCCTTGTTTCATATGAAACATATGAAGAATATAGAAAGCATCGCCATGGCGATGGCATGGAATAACTTTTTCTCCCATAGTATGATAATCAAGGATCTTTACGGCTGCTTTAACTATCATGCGGTATTTCCTCATATTTCAAATCTGTTTTAAAAAATTCCGTATGTGAACCTACATCAATAATAGAAATACCATTATCTTCAGTCCATACACGAGAATAATAAGATTTAAACGGCTTAGTGTTGTGTTTATTACACTCTTGAATGAAATTATCAATTTCTTTCCAAACTTCGGGCCAATTATTTACCGTCGCTATCTTTCTTTCTTTCCCCTGACTGTTCTGAAACCATAGAGTCATCTTTATTCTCCTCTCTAATCACACCATCGTAATCAAGTACCATTTTTGTAAGGATTTCAAATTTGCAAGAAGGACAAGTAACATATGAATTATTATGTACATCCTCTGGCCCATATCCTAATACTGTATAGCAGCTGGGACAACGACATATAAGGCCGCGATAGTAACTATTTAATATTTTCATCTAAATCACCCAAGATGCTTTAATTCATTAAGACTTTTTCCACCAAATTTAGAAATTATATTTTTACTTGACACAATAATATAAGGGCATCCCTTGTCTGAAATATCATATCCGGTTATAATACCAGTAATAAACACTTGTTTGTTATTACGTAATGTCATATAATATCCAACTCGTTCACCCATTCTAAATTTAGGGTACATATTATACCTCCTTGCAGTACCAAACTACTGTTACTTTCTCACCATTAATTTCTTTATGTTCTTTAACTTTCATTTTAAGGGAAACTGCCACATTAATCGCATAATCTTTGGTGTTTGTTTCCCATACATAAGTATTATTTTCGGCGTCCACAAGCACATACGTATGCTTTTCCCCATAACGACTATCGCGGCTTTTCTTCTCTCTGACCACGACTTTTTTTTGTATCCATGTGCCTTCTTCACCCTGGTATTCACTATTACTTACCATTCCAATTAGTGATTGAACGATTTTCTGAACTTCTTCAGTTGACTTCATAGTATTACCTTTAGCCGCGACCTGTTCCCATTTAAGTTGAACAGCTTCAATACCATCAGTTAAATTGGGAAGTTCCAATCGTCCTGGAGTATAATAATTAAAAATAAGATTATTCCAAATATTATGACGGTCATTTTCAGCCCACTCCTCTACATTACGTCCTTTATATAAAGTAATATAATCAGAGTCATTGAATCCAAAAGCGCGATAGGCGTTGAATTCTGGTTCATCTTTGACTTCATTAGGATACATACGCGCATATTCTGCGTCAGAATACCAGCGTACTTTTTTAATACCTTTTGGCGCGAGAACATTTACGTACATACGCTTATTCTCACTGAAAGGTTCACCTTGAATTTCCATATGTGCGTAAGTTTTCGCTACAGGCATACTTATCGCTCCTTTCTTTGTATAAAAATTATACTATAAAATTAAAAAAAAGTCAAGTTTTAAACTTGACCTGTTAATTTATATTTAAATTTTAATTTTTCTGTTTCTACAATTAATTCTTTCTGTGCTTGTTTACGATACTGTGGATACATTAAATAATATAATGCAAAAATAAAGAATAAAGCAGTAGAGCGTTCGCGTCCTGATAATTTAAAATCATTGATACCCAAAGATGATAATTCTTCAATACGATCATTATTAACTGCATGTTTAAATGATTTAAGATAATCTTCTACTGCGTTTTCTAAGACTAGTGGTTTTTCTTTGAAAGGACAAGCTGTAGATTCATTTTCATTTAAGGGAATATTGGCTGCAGCCTTGCTTAAAGCAATATAATGATTTGTACGATTAGAGCAATTATCAATACATTGTTCAGCACAAATAATTTCAATATTATGTGGATATTGTAATTGTGCTAAATATTTATTATCATTATTATACATATAATATAATACATAAATATTATCTTTACTATATTGATTAACTAGATTAATATCTTTAATACCTAAAGTTGTAGAATATATAAAACGTTCTGGAGGTATAAATGATAATAAATGTTTATGCAATAATTCATTATGAATAATAATATAATCATTTTTATTATAATATTTATTAATAATTGTATTACATAATGGATCATTAATTATATTATCATCAATCATCATATTGGTAAAAACATGGCGTAAATGAAAATTAGGTATAGATTGATAATAATTAAATACTGTATCGTATGTCAAAATATCATTAGGAATTGTAATCGCGCGGCCACCATTCCAACATAACGTTGGTGGACAGCC